TTAGTATGGCACAAGTTAAAGAAATTATGGTTGAGAAGCGCGACGGTACAAAAGAACCATACGATGTTTCAAAGATCAAGAAGTCAATTCAAATGGCTACAGAAGGGCAGGATGTAAATCCTCTTGCGCTTGAGTCAAAATTTGACCAATTTCTAAAACCCGGAATTAGCACTCGTGATATTCAACTGAATGTTATACAGCATGCAATTCAATTGGCCACTCCTTCCGAGCCCGATTGGGTAAATGTTGCCGGCCGCGCCCTGGCAGCAGATGAGTGGGCAAACTTTCCATTGCGTGGAAAGTCCTTTAGGGAAATAGTCCAGTACAATATGGAGAAGGGATTTTATACCAAGGATCTATTAGAATTCTATACAGATGCTAATCTAGATGATTTGGGTGCGGCAGTAAAACAAGTCCGCGATTTGGACTATAGTTATGCCAGTCTGATCACGGCGAAGAAGAAATATCTCGGCAAATTTGAATTAAACCAGCATATGCATATGGTAAATGCAATGCGTTTTGGGCAGCTTGAGCCAGTAGAAACACGAATTAAGTTTGTTAAGGAAGTATATAACGCACTATCTCAGCGTAAGATTTCTTTGGCTACACCGTTTCTTGCAAATCTTCGCAAGGGAGGCAACATCGCATCATGCTTCATTATCGCCGTCGAAGATGACATTGATAGTATCTTCGATAACATTAAGCGTGTTGCATTAATTTCAAAGAATGGCGGCGGCCTCGGTGTATTCCTAGGCTACCTGCGTGCTAAGGGGTCAGATGTCAACGGTTATGCTAATTCTGCAGGAACAATTGTGCAATGGATTAAGATTCTAAACGATACGCTTGTTGCAGTGAATCAAGGTGGTAAACGCGCAGGTGCAGGAACAATTGCGTTGCCTATATGGCACAATGACATATTAGATTTCTTAGACATGCAGTCAGAACACGGTGATCCAAGGATGAAGGCATATGATGTATTCCCGCAGGTATGCATGCCCGATGTCTTCCTAGAAAGAGATAAAAATAAAGAATCATGGACAACATTCTGCCCATTTGAGGTAAAGAAGAAGTTAGGTATTGATGTGCGTGGCCTGCATGGTGCGGCATTTACTGAAGCATATTTAAAGATTGAAAAGGCTGCCGCAGCCGGCCTTTTAGGAGTCACCCGTAAGTTTGATAATGCACGTGACCTAATGAAAATTATTATGCGTATTCAATTTGAAACAGGATTGCCATATATTTCCTTTACAGACACAATCAATGAATATAATCCTAACAAGAACGATAATAACGGGCATGTTGGCATTCCTTGTGTCAATTTATGTACTGAATCATTCTCCAACGTAAAGCCGGACGAACTAGGACACGTATGTAATCTAGCCTCTATTGTGCTCGGAAACATCAAGGACTTTAAGGAATTAGGCAAAATTGCAGCCTTGTCGACACGTATATTGGACTACGGAATTAGTCTTACAAATGCACCCGATAAAATTACAGGTGCGCACAATGCCCGTTATAGAACAATCGGAATTGGAATGCAAGGTCTACACGATCATCTAGCTAGAGAGTTCATGAATTTTCGAGATCTTGAATACATTCGCGAGCTTGCAGAATGTGTTGAATACAATGCAGCATTATCTAGCGTTGAACTAGCGAAGAGATTCGGTTCTTTCGATGCGTTCGAACATTCGGAATGGAAGAATGGAAATCGTGTTGCAAAATTTGCAGAACACGGATCGGGAAAATATGATTGGGGATTTTTGCAAGATCAAATAAACCAATTCGGTATGCGCAATAGTCAGCTAACCAGCCCTGCACCCAATACGAGCACTTCAATTTACATGGACTCGAGCGCAAGTATTCTCCCTGTTTACGATGCATTCTTTTCTGAAGATAATAAGAATGGTAAATTAGTTGTTGCAGCAAAGTTTCTTAAAGAGAATCCACTTGCTTACGGAAAGACCTTTCCTAAGCATACTGCAACTGAAATTATTGACGTAGTGGCTGAATTGCAAAAGTTTATTGACACAGGCTGCTCTATGGAGTTAATATTTGATCAACGCAAAGAGAGCTTTAACGCTAAAGAATTATATGATGCTATCCACTATGCTCATAGCAAGGGTCTAAAGGCAATCTATTACATAAGAGCTATTAAGAAAAATGCCACAGTTGACTCAGCCATAAAGGCAGAGGAAGATTGTGTGGCCTGTGCCGGATAGGAACATAAATGACAGAATTAACACAAAAAAGAATATTTGACGAGCACGGCGATGATGCCCAGACCGCACGTCAAATGATTAATGGCAAAGCTACCGGAATTCTTAACCTAAATAGCGTTAAGTACCAATGGGCGCCAAAGTTATACAAGATTATGGTAAACAATTTTTGGATACCAGAAAAGATTTCACTCGTTGACGACAAAGTAACAATTAGAGAATTGACCAGAGATGAGATGGAAGCATTTAAGAATACACTATCATTTCTTATTGCTTTAGATAGCATGCAAGTATCTAATCTGCCAAACATTGCAGATTACATTACAGCACCGGAAGTTGGTGGCTTATTTACTATTCAGGCATTCCAGGAACTAATTCATTCGCAATCGTATCAATATCTATTGCAGGAGCTTTTTCCTAATACAGAGCGCGAGGATATTTACAACTATTGGCGCAGAAACGAGCTTCTGCTAAAGCGCAATAAGTTTATTGCAGGCCAGTATGAGAAGTTTATTGCAGATAAGACATTGGAAAACTTTAAGATAGCACTTGCTGCTAACTTTGCTCTCGAAAGTATCTACTTTTATAATGGTTTCCAGTTCTTCTATCAATTGGCAGCTCGCAATAAGGTCGCGAACGTTGCTAAAATGATTAAGTACATTGAGAACGATGAGGTAACTCACGTAAATATGTTTGCTAACATCATTCGTGAAATATTCGATATTAATGATCCGAGTGACAGGCAAATTCTACTAGACAACATTACGCAAGCTGCCGAGCAAGAAATTGAATGGGGCAAGGAAATTTACGGAGATAGAATTTTAGGTATCTCCCAAGAAAGTACAGAAGGCTATGTGAAGTATCTTGTAAACCAGCGGGCAAAACTGTTAAGCTTAGGTGTAATTTATAAGGGGTTTACAAAGAACCCGTATGAATATTTAAATGCAGAGAAGCGTGAAAACTTCTTCGAGACAAAAGTAACTGAATACAGCCGCAGCGAAGCGGTTGATGGATGGGATGAATTTTAATGCTATTATCAAAACCAAAAGAAACACCGTATATTGGTCTATTTAAAGTAGGCACAGGTGAGGAATTTATTGCTCGTGTAACTGAAGAAACATCAGATTATATTAAGGTCGAGAAGCCCCTCTGTATGGTAGGAACAGATCAAGGGTTACGCTTCGCCCCTTTCCTTATGATGGCTGATCCCGATAAGTCTATTATGATTCCTAAGCCACTAATTTCGGCAGAACCAGCATCGGCCTTACAAAAACAATACGAGCAGGCAACATCGACTATTGTTCTTGCAAGGTAATAGATTTTCTAACAAATAACACACAGGGCCGCAATGAAACCAACTAGCAAGACCCCCTACGAAATCCGTCTCGAACTTCTTCAACTTGCCCAAGTAATTCTCAACGAAAAACATAAGGCAGCAGGCGTGCAAAATGGAAATAATCAAAATACATTTCCAACTACGGAAGATATAATTGCTGAAGCTGAAAAGATGAATGGATTCATCTCTAAGGCCAATCAACATTAATCCAGTTGACAATAATGTATTGGTGTAATATAATTCGCTGATATGAAGCAACTTAAAAGAGTAATTAGGAGATTCAGGTCCTGGATGCGGTACGATCCACCCGGATCCATGACTTCAAAGGGATGGAGACTCTTCAATAAGGAGTATGAGGAACAAGCACCAATTCGATATTGGTTTGAGCATACTTTCAAGTATGCAGTTCTTATGCCCGTTAAGTGGAAGTATGAGAAGGTACACGATTGGGTGCGTTATCGTACCTACGACAAGTATCATATCGTCGATACCGGGCTAACTCCTTCATACTACGATGCATGCACCACTATGCTGCATGTTAACTTCAATATACTGAAAGAATTTGTTGAAGTTGAACAGGCGTGGAGTGCATATTGCTGGTCAGACGATAGGAAAGAGGCATCTTGGTGTGAAAAGCACATGCCCTTCTACCGTCGAGTATATCCATTCCGACGACCAGACCTTGGTGTCAAACACTTTGAGTGGGCAGCAACACTAGATGATCCAGCCCTCCCGCCACACGAACGATGTGATCATCAGGCTGTAGCTGCTAGAGAAATCTTAGCCTTGTATAAGTGGTGGGTTACGGATCGCCCTGCACGTAAAGAGATTGAGCATGTTTCCTATGACCATCAGGGCCTGGATATGATGGCTTCGTTGGATGATGACTTTGACAGAGAAGCTCCAGACTTTAAGGCACACGTTGCATCAATGGATGCAGCAACAAAGCAGGAAGAAGAATGGAATCAGGAGGACGAGGACATGCTTATTCGCCTTATGAAGGTTAGAAGAAGTTTATGGACTTAATTCCCGCCAATCTTGAAGTAGAAATGGCTAAGGATGCCATTGTTATTTCCTTCCTTGAAGATAGAGATATTGCTGTTGAAT